TGTTTATAGGGGTCAACCAGACAATAGCACTAATATTTCTCCTAATAATCACATATGGGTTACTTATGATATTGATTTTGCTAGGATATACGGTATAGTTAATTCATTTGAAATGCCTAACACACTTAATATATTATATTCAATAGATGATTATACTACTTGGGAGGAACTTATAGACGAGTTTGAATTTGGTGGGGATTATGATGAGTATAAATATGAACCGAGTAATGCTTTCATTTATTTTTTGAAATCAAAGGGATATGATGGTTTCGAAAATGGTGAAAATATACTTATATTTAATAGGGATAAGTTAATATATAAATAATGAAACATATTAAACTATTTGAGAACTGGAATAATACATATGATTTAAAAGAAGAATTTGATTACGGGAGTGTATTGGGAATACTACAACATGACTTCTATGGAATAACTGACATTATGAACAAGTATGGAGATAGTGAAGATATTTTAAGGACTCTACAAGATAATTATGAGGATTTGTTTCCTATTGCTATTCTTAAAAACATAAATGTATTTGATAGTAAAAGAGGTAGTGGGTATGGCAAAAAATTATATAAAATATACGAAGATTGGGCAGTTTTAAACGAATGTGAATATTCTTTATTAGTATCTGACTCCGAGGAAAATCAATCAAAGGGATTTGACTTAGATAGATGGTATATATCACTAGGATATACAAAGATAGGAAGCATCAATGATAATTCTGTTATGATTAAAGATTTAATATAGTCTTTATTTATTATAGTTTTTTATAAATTTTTCATACTTAGGTCTTGACACATTACCATCTAGATCAAATATAACTAGATTCCTATTGTCATCATAACCCCAATTATCCCATAGTGTGTCTATTTCTATACCACCAAAATGTTTCTCTAGTTCAGATATTTTTTTCTTTGCCAAATCATACTCGTAACGTTGTTCTTTATTAACTAGTTTTTTGTATAATGTCTTCCCACTCATTATCTCCTCACTAGCCATATTCCAAGCTCCTTCGTCTGGCATTGCATCTCTAGAGATATAGTCATGAACTATACCATAAAGGTATTTAGACTCATTGTATACTTTGGCATCGTGAAACTTTACAGTATGTGGTGGATTGGAAGCCATAGCCATCTTAGTCATATAGTATTCTGATAGGGAGTTAGTCATTTTACAAACAACTAGTGCGTTGCCTATGTTACCTATATATGCAGTTCCTAACTTACCACTACCTATTAATTCTAAGTTTTCAACATTTGGGAATAGGGATTCTAGATTTTCTTTGATGCCACTAGACTCGTTAAAACTCTTAATATACTTCATAATTTATATACTAATTATAATATATGGTTATTATCTCGTTAAGTATGCTAACTTTCCGACTACTTCAGTTCTCTCTTCATGATAAATAATTATCATTAAACTGTTTATTATATTTATTTAGTGTATCATTTCTTTGTTTTTTTTGTGAAAGTGCTCTATTTTTATCTTCATATTTTATATCATGTTGTCTACACCACTCTAGTTCTAGTTCATCAGTTTGTGGTATAGCATTTAATAAATCATCATCTGTTAGATATTGTGCTACAAATTCATGCTTGTGATATTTATAAGATTCTATTATTATTGGAACAGGAATCAATACCATTAATAAAAAATCTATAAGTTTTGAATGTATACCATATCTAATACTAAACATCTCTAGAACATAATAACTACTGAGAGTCCGTGTGGGTGGTCTTAACCTAAAAATAGGGTTTTTTCTATCAGAATATTTTACACTTTTAGGTATTCTAAATCTAATAAGTTTACCTTTTATTTCTTCACGATAATATGTATTCCATATAAGGTTAATACATATGTACGCAGCCACTATTAATGCTTCTATCATTAGTTATTTTTTAAATTATTATTAGTACAAATATAGTTTATAATTTTTAATTATACCATATATTTAACATCTTTAGTTTAATATCTCTTATCCTCATTTTATACACTGCTTCTGATAGTTTAATACCGTTTATATACCAGTCATTTATATAATTACCAAAGGTAACTGCTGGACCATCTTCTCTATGGCGTTTACCATTTAGATACCAACCTTTATAATCTCCATACACTGACACAACTGCTGGACCATCCTCACGATGTAAGTCTCCATTTGGCAATTCCCATATAATATTACCATTTTTATCAATACGTTTTTTTGATTTCATATAATATTTTTATATTATTACAGAATTTCCTTTAATCTATTATTTGAAATATCACAATATTCATCTGAAAGTTCACTAGCTATAAAATTTCTTTTATTAATCAATGCCATTTTTGGTGTTGTTCCACTTCCACAAAAAGAATCATATACTATATCACCTTCATTACACCATGATATAATATGATCATTAGCTAATGACTCTGGAAATTGTGCTGGATGTCCCTTAACCTTATTATTTGTTGTTATGTCCCAAACATTGCCTCTCTGTTTATAATCAGATACAGGATTTTTAGTATTATCACTTGTAGGTACATTTTGATTGTTTTTTTGATAGAATGTTCTACCAGTTGTTTTCTTTCCTTTGTGCTTACATTCAACCATTATAGGATTAAATGTTTTTACCTTTCCTTTGCTAAATATAAACATATATTCAAACTCTTGCTCATATCTATTATGTGTTAATGGTATGTATTTAGTTTTTTTATAAATCATAGTGTCGTGTAGATTAAAGCCTATTTCTTTAAAATAAAGAGCTTGTTTAAAAGATGTGCCACTCTCACTGCCTTTAGTAGTTTGATCACCAACAACCCAAACAAGAACACCACCTTTCTTAGTTATACGGTATAACTCTTTTGCTATTTTTTCAAATTCAAAAGAATATCCATTGTACTTTCTTAAGTCGTCATATGGTGGTGATGTGACAGTTAAATCTATAAAATTATCAGACATCCTTTTCATAGTATCTAAACAATTTTCATTATATACCTTATTTATTTCCATAAAGTATATATACGAATCTATAAGTTTCCTATAACAAAAAAAGGGATCTCTAATTAGAGATCCCTTTTTTGATTTAGATTAATATTACGCTAAACTAGTCTCAGACTTTTTATTAGATTTATTGCTATCTTCAACTTTATCTTCGGCAGTAGCACTCAAATGTGCATGATGTCCTTTTTTTAATTTTTTAACATCTGGTGAAGATTCCAAGAACTGTACTACTTTTTCATTTAAAAACCATTGATAGCCATCCGCAAAATCATCTGTAAATTTAGGATTGCCTTCAATCCTTATAGCATAATCCTCCAATCTTTTTTCTACATATATGTTATGTCCAAATTCATTTATCTGATCATATACGTCTGAAAATAACACTGTATTAGATTGAAGGTTCTCTGCAAATTGTCTTATTTCAGAATTTTTTTCATTCAATAAAACCTTACTGGTTTTATAACACCATTTAACTAATAGAACTTTATTATCAGCCGATTTGAAATAGATATCTTTTTCAGTTTTGCTTTTAGTTTTCTTTCTAGGAAATGGTTTTTTCTTCGTATGTTCTTTGATTTCTGGTATGACAATGCCAATATCAAATCCTAATTTATAAGCAACATTATCTATATACACTTCGTTTGATTGCTTGGGGAAATAATCTTTACTTCTTATGTTAGATTTAACATCGTGTGTTACCTTATTATCGTTAACGTCATAGTGGAAATAGTCACTAGTTTGTATATTATAGATTCCTTCTTTATTAGTGTATTCACTATGATTGATAGTCAAGCCTTCAAATCTAGATTTTACGTTTTTGTCTGTTACTTGAACATTATCATTGTACAACCTAACACTCAATGGCTTAGACATATCAACAGGTATTTCAATCAATTTATTACCTCTGACCTTAATGCCTTCTAACTTGCCATTTTTAATATCAGACATAGCTTCGGTAGTTAATATAGCAGTCACTCTAGGTGTGTTTTTAGCTATTTTCTTATTATAGCCTAGCAAAGACACTTCCTCATCATCATTGATATATTCTTTGATGTATTTGTCAT